GCTCCCCCAAATGTTGATAGCCCCTGTGTGTCATCAACAGTTATTGAAGTTGTAGTTGCAGTTTTTATACGTCCAGATCGTCTAGCACCACTGCGAACTGGATCGTTTACATCTATGACAGCCCCAGGTCTAATTGTTACTCCAGCATCTACAGATGTTGTAAATGCAACGACCTCTGACTCGTTTTGCTCCGCAAAAAGTATTGCTTTTCCTAATCTTTGAGCTTGACCACGGCTTGTGCAAGCAAAAGCTCTTACATCTTTTTTAACAACTCCTAGCTTCGTCTTTGCTGCACTATCTTCTACAACCTCATAATCTACTTCTCTTGAATCCATATTGTAGTAACTAACAGCCACTACAGAATGTCTGGTCTTAAGTGACGATCCAGAATAAGAAAACCCTTCTTCAGTTACATTTGCAAGACTAAATAAAAAGCTTGCATCAGTAGGTTTATCTTGTGCAATCGTTATTGTTCCTGCACTCCATATCGGCATACATCTCATTACCCCGCATAATTCTTCAATTAAATTAAACGCTTCATTTGCAGACAAAATATTAACATTGCAGCTAAATCTTGCTTCTGTGCCTCCTTCTCCATCGTCAACTAATTCATTTGCGAATTTTGAAGCATTAACAAAACTAAATAGATCTAAATTACTATCAGTAATGTGATCTCCCAACCCATATCTAACGGTTGTAAGTAGATCAAGTAATACCATCGCAGGGCATGAACACCACTGCGCTGCACCCATTGTTCCATTAAATATATAACCACCTGGATAGATAATCCTACCTGTAGCACTATCAACAGTTGGTGTTCCAGAACCACTTGCTCCTGCGCCTGGAATCCTGATTTTCACACCCCTTATCTTATATTTTCTACTTGGAATATTACTTACTATTTTACTGTCAAGAGTTAAAGCTGCATAAGCACTATTAGCATAAGCTTGATGGTCATCTACTAATTCTTGCATTGACAAGACATTAAATTCATCAGCGATTGAACTTGAAGTACTATCTGCTGTTTCTCTTTCAATTTTTATAGTTGCTGGTCTTGTAGCACTGGTTAGCGTTATTCGATAATCCTTTGAATAAGAGTCACTCGTTCTACCTGTGATTGTGTCACTAAAAACCTCAGTAAAACCATTTCCACTCCCATATTCAACACTTGCTTTTAGCTCTACAGAACGTCCCAATAAATCTCCTTTATCTGTTGCTTCCTGTAATTGAGGGAAGTTGATTGTGACACGAACTGCATCTGTATTAGCATTTGTAATCTCTTGAGTCGCTGGACTTGATGCAGTACATGGTTTAGGAAATCCACTTACAGGACTTGAGGACTGCTCTATTCCGTCTATATAAGATTGATTTGATGTCCCAAAACGAGGAACAAAAGTTACGTCTTGGTAGTTGTAATCAGTTGTTTGAGGATTAGTAGAATCTGCGGATGCTTGAAGAACTGGGGTGTTGTCTAAATAAACATCTTTTAACGCAGCGTTATTGTATGCAGTTGTTCCTTTTGTCCTGTTTTCTTTAGATGCGGTAGCCCAACCTTCTATTTCTCCCTCACTGATTAAATCTTGGAGCGTTACGAACTGCCTACTGTTTAAAGTATCAGGCGCACGGGTTGGTTTAGGAGGAGACTTAGGTTTACCACCACCAGATCCTCGTATTATTTTGCTCATGCTGTCACCTGATCAGTCGTTAAGTTCATACTAATAACTGTCGAGCCAGTCATTATTTCACCGTAAACGATTGGATGCGTTACCCCTGCTCTGGAGGTGTTTGGTGTCCCACCAAAGTCAAAAGATATACGTGGATCTTGATCGTTTTCAAACTTTTCTGGTTTAGGAACAGGAAATAATATTCCTGCAACTCCACCTATTGCTAAACCTGCTCCTATGGTAAATAAACTTGTAGTTGTCCAACTAGCAGCAGCCCATCCTTTTGCACTTAATAATCCACCCTGCGCTGCAACAGAACTTCCTGCTGTAGCAAATGCCAATCCGATCATCGCTGCACCTAATAAAATCTTTCCTGTATTACCTCCAGCACCAGCAATGACAGGAACAATTTTGATCTCTTCTGCTACTGGATAATGAATCTCTTCTTCTCCAATATCTGTCCCATCGGTTAAAACTTGGTAATGCTGTGTATTCATGTGTGCCTCTAATTGAGGCCAGTTCATTAATAAAAACCTTATAGAATCTCCAACACTATTTACATGAGCATCTAACTCGCTATGTCCTGTGATCTCTTTTAGATCACCATACAATTTAATTGTTTTCAACATACCGATACCTGCCTCCCGTACATTTTAGCAACCATTCGGAATAAGGTTCCTGACAACTTAAACGATCTGCTAAATGATGTAAAACTTCCCCATTTAAAAAGATCGCAACATGATTTAACCCCTTACCCATAATTGACATAAACAAAAGATCACCATTTTCTAGCTTTTCCTCTGGTTTTAATAAGCGAAAACCTGTTGCTTTTGCACAATCTTCAAACATAGGCTTCTCTAAAAATTCTTCAGGTGTAACAGGTCGCTCCCAATCCATTAAATTAATACCCTTTTCTTCTGAATACCAATCTCTAACTAAACTCCAGCAATCAGTCACGCCCCAACACCACGGTCTACCTTTTAACGCTGGTCTATATCCTGTTGGTTCGTAGTATCCCCATTCTTCATTCTTAGGATTCACAATATGCCAAGGTAATCCACTAGCTTCACAACTAACTCGATCAGCTTCACTTGCTGCTGCTGGAGTTGTTGGATGTGAATGAATCACACTAACTATTTGTCCCAAACTATCTGCTTTCACATAATCTTCTGGATCTAAAATAAAACACTGATGAGAGTAAGTTGATAAATTATGGCAAGGATAATAAACTTTTTTACCTTTAATATTTAACAATAAACCAACAGATTCTTTAGGATCTTCTTCTTTAGCGTGTTCTAAAGCTTTTTCTTTCCAATCCATTAAACAAACGTACCAATAGAAGGGAATATATCTCTTGTGCATTGTCTCTTGGGTAATCTTATTCCTGCTAAATCACTAATACTTGCTAACTCAAAAGTAACAATTTCTCTATTTTCGGCGGCTTTCCTATCTATATAGTAAATCTCTCTTGGAAATTCATTATTGGCTGCGTCTCCATTGCCACCAGAAAAATTTCCAGCATCTAAAAACTTGGCTAATGTTCTGATCCTTGTAACTTTTGCACCTGTTAAATCATTACCAGCCGTTACCTCATTAACTTCCAACATAACAAGACTCATTAAAGATAAAGTATTGCTAATTGTTATTTGTGGTCTAGGAAGTTGCCCTTTTTGAAAAGCAAAGCCACTTGCTTCTACTGGGTATCTCAAATATGTATTACTTTGCCAGATAATCTCACCATTTGCGTTTAAATTACTTCCTGCATGAAAACGATACGTCATAGTAGTTTGGCTACCATGTAACGTAGAATCTAGAGCTAGTTCAAATAATTCAATAATTGCAGATGGATTTGTACTCTGCAAATTATCAATAATAGGATCTAAACTCATGGNTCNAATACTTCCCTAAATGTTGCTGNAATNGTTGCNCTNTTNAGNTAAGGAATAGATTTNNTCCANGNNTCACANACAAATTTAGAAGCTGAACCTTCTCCAGGTGGTGTGTAATCAAAACTGGCTTGATCTAACGCTCTAGCATCAAGAAATTCTTCTATTTTATCGGCATCTGATTCAGAAACTTTGAATACCAGTGCATATATTTTTGGATTGATATGTGCATCTAGTCCAAATAAAATCCGATGCTCATAACCGTCAGCAAAACGAACTGTACGTTTCTTTGGATTAGATCTTTTTTGAACTCCGTATTGTGGAGTAGTACCCCCAGTCGAAGTTCCTACAGTCGCATCATTAAAAGTTGCCATTAACGTGTACCTGCTAAGAGTCCTCCAGGTCGTTGCTGATTAGCAATTTCAGCTTGAACTGCTGCTGCCAGCATACCTCCTAACTCTTCTGCTTGCCCTCCGTCTCCCTCTACTGACGAACCAGAAGCATCTACATTAACGACCACATTTGTTCCTCCC